CTAGGCAAGAGCGTCCTATTGTTTGCACACAGATTGCTAAGATGATTAGTGATATTGAAAGTATAGAGTCCATGGATAGTATTCTTGACACACTTGAGGAGCATACAAATGGCAAATAAGAAATGGTATGTGCGTGAGGTAAACTCTTCACGGCATGTGAGCGAACCTTATATTTACTGGATGGAGGGTGGAGAGTCTATTAACACCTGGACGGCGGAGCTTTCCAGAGCGAAAGCCTGGCGGACTAAGAAGGAGGTTAGCGCGTTTATCTCTGAGGTGTTACATAGAGGAGAAGTATATGGCGAGTGAGGATACAAATGATAACAGTGAGTATTTTGACTTCGAGGAAGTACTAGAGCGCATAAATAATCTGGAGATTGTAGTAGCAAAACTCATCAATCCAGAGTTGGCATATAAGCGACCTGGAGCAGAAGAATATGAGAAACTGACTGACACTCTAGACTATTTGCACACCAAGGTATCTGAACTAGAGAACAAATGAGCAATACATACATTTACAGTAAATATAACGAGGGTCCAGGATCAGAGGAAACCTACAACGGTAGAGCTGCAGTAGAGACTCCTATTCTTCCTGATGTTAATCTATACAATAGTTTTAACTTTGAATTAAAGGCAAATTCAAACGGCACTCGTACTCCTACGACTCAAGAGGAAGGTGCAGGAGGTTATAGTAGGAGTAGTAATTACAGAACCTCAAATGTCAGGACTGGTACAAGCACTAGTGCTCCGAATGGTGGTAATTCTTATTTTGGTGTTCATGTTGCACGGGTGCCGACAAGAGTATATTGGGTAGATGATCAAGGACCTCAAAATAATGCAATTGCACAGAGTGAACTCGGTGATTGGTTTACCCGTGATGTATTAGCGAAAGCAGATGGTAGAGGTGGTGGTGTAGAGTTTATTGAAAATGCTGCACCGAGTGGCACATTCCAATTTGTATTCAATACTAGTGCAGACGGTGGAGGGCAGACCCGTCAGGCAAGTCATACGTTCACGGTAAATCATTGGAACACTCTTTCTGTTAAGGGTTCATATAATGCTGCTGTATTCTGTCGCAATGAGTTCGGTTATACGAATGATTATGAAGGCGGCACTTATGAGGCTAAGAGTCTATATGAATTACCCGAGAAGTTTGATAATTTATATAAATTTATTCCCGATCAACGAGAGTTCACAACGCTTACATTTCAAATTAAAGTAGATTGGGTGCTTGCTGTACATTATGGTGCATATGCAGGTATTAGTCAATCGCAGGCAACTGCACTTTTGTCGGACATGGGATATAGTAGTTCTACCGCCACTGGAACTGATATTCATACAATTACTCATGTGGTAAATAATAGCAATAATGATTATGAAAAAATTCTGAATGATTTGATTAATGACAGGCAGAGAACACCAGAAGAACAGCGGGAACGTTATAATCAAACATTCCCAGAAACTGCTAAGAACATGAAAGTCACTACTCCTACAAAGATACAATAATGAGAGCAGCAAGTACAATCGGTCACGTTTATCTAAATCGTTGTAACACTCCTGTGCAAGCAACGGGATCTCCTAATGTCTTTATTAACGCAAAGGCAGCAAGTAAGATTGCTGATAAGACAGCACCATATTTAGAGATCGTTCCTTGTCCTAAGTGTTGTACTACTCACGTTGCACCTGTCATTACTGGATCTCCCAAGTGCTTTACAAATGTAATTGCCTCTGAACGTCTGGGTGATCTAGCATTAGGTATTACTGGCAAATTCCCAATCATTGTAGGATCTCCTAATGTGTTTATGGCATGAGAAAGCACCACCACGAACCATACAGTGATCAGAAAAGATTAATCCCAAAGGATCGTCGCGTTCCCTTGGGATCAATTCATCCTGTCGAGTATTATAATGTAAATAATCAAGATATTGCTATGGCACGCGGTGGTGTAGATGGTAGTAATCCTGATAACCCTCCTTCAGGATCAGGGGATGGAACTGGAGGTATTGAAGATCTTATACAAGCAATTAATACTGTTCTTATATCTCCGTCAGATCTTGATGTAGTTGAGAGTGATCAAAAATCGTTCGTATTGACTGCCACCGTTGCCACAAATAAACTTGATGAATCTCTACTGACATTTCAGTGGCAGAAAAAATTGCCTGGTGGATCATTCACTGATATTGCTGGTGAGACTGGCACTACTTTTACAGTACCCTCTGGGGTAACTGTGACAGCAGATAATAATACTGAATATCGCTGTCAAGTTTCTCATGTAGATGCAGTCACATCTCCAATCACTTCAAACAATGCAACATTAAGCATTACTAGAAAGATAGAGATTACAACTCAACCTGTGTTAGGAATTGTTATTCCACAGGGAACTACAAAAACTTTTGATGCAGTTGCCACAATTACCAGTGACACATTTGATTTTAAATGGCAAGTCAGGTTATCGGGAACAACTACGTTCGCTGATATTGCTGGTGCCAGTGGAACAGGACAGACTAGTGGAACTACGGTAGAATATACAACATCAGCTCAAGACACTGCTAACAATGGTGATGAATACAGAGTTATTTTTAGTAATTCTGATGCAGTTGATGTAATTAGTAATTCAGTTATCATGGCAGTTAGTGGTGCTGACTTTAGAATTCAACCAGCAATTAATAATATTGAGTATTGGAGTTTTGAAGAACATGGTGCTTTAGTATTTGATCCATCTAATGCCGCTGATTATAGTATTACATCACTAGAAAATGATCGCAATAAGATTAGTGCTCACCTTTGGGGTCAAGGAACATGTGGATCAAAGGGTGGATATACTGATGTAGATATTCCTATTTCTGGTGCCGACATTTATAAAATTAAGATGAATGCAGGTGGTGGTGATGCAGGAACATCAGACTCTGGACGCTATGCAGAGGCAGGAGGAGGGTATGCAGGTATCTTTGATACTTCTGTATCCCATGCTAATGCTCTCGCTATTGCAGGTGGTGCTGGAGGCGCTAGTTTAAACACTTCATCTACTTGTGGTGGTGCTCAGCAATTGGTATCATATAGTTATTCATATCAGCAACCATATTCATCAACTTGTTATCAGACTGTTAATGACAGAGTTAGTAGATCTGGTGGATTTAGTCACTCATATGATAATGTAAACAGAAGGGATAATTATTTAAACACCTATGGAGACATAGCTGCGGTATATACTATTGCACCTCCTGCCCGACGTTATATTATACAATTTAGTAGTCCAATGCCTGATGGCAATTATATCCTCCAGGTATCTGCTAGTCAGTGTACTGCTGCTGGTGGTGCTTGTCCTGGATTTGGTCTTGATTATACTCAATTAGCAAGAACATCATCATATATGGTGATTGGATTCCTTAGAAATGATAATGGATATTCAAGTTTTGTTGCTAGTATGAGTTTTACTGTTTATAAGGATTCGAGCAGAACAGTTTCATATCCGTGTACAAAGTATAATACAGTTCAAGGTAGTTTTAGTCATAATGGAGGTGCAAAAGTTATTGGTGGTGCTGGTGGTGGTTTAGTGGCATCCGATGGATCTGATAGTACATCATCAACAATTTCTGCTAAAGGAGGATATGGTGCCACTCAAGCATTAGGTGGTGCTGGCGGTACTACAACATCTGGAGGTACTACTAATGGTAGTGCGGGATCTGCACTATCTGGTGGATCTGGAGGATCTAATTCTGGATCATACTCTGCTGCTGGCGGCGGTGGTGGTGGAGGTGGATATTATGGCGGTGGAGGTGGTGCAGGCGGTCATGATGGATATGATGGCAGTAGCAATAACCCTGGCAAAGGACCACAGTCAGGTGGTGGCGGAGCAGGAGGATCTGGTTTTGTTCATTCCACTGCAGTTGGAACTACTGGTGCATTTGGAGGATCTACTCATGCTAATCGCGGTGATGCTGGTGAAGAGCAAAAAAATTCTAGAGTTGTAATTGAACCAGCATACATTGATTTAATTACTCAACCGAGATCTGTTGTATTGCAGTCAGGAACAGCAACGTTTAATGTTAAGGCAGCAATCATCGGTGTTTCTGGACAAACAGTTTCATATCAATGGCAAAAGCGAGGATCTGGAGAAACTACGTTCTCTGATATCACTGGTGCTACAAGTGAAAGTTATACCACACCAACAGTATCAAGTTCTAATAATAGTGATACTTATCGCTGTAAACTTGTTAATGAATTTTGTGCCAGTAAAATTACAGAAGAAGTTGTGACATTAGTTACAGCTACTGGATCACAAGTATATAATATTACACAGACTGGTGAAACTAGCGTTACAGTTCCCGCCAGTGCAACTGGATTCACTTACTGGTTGTGGGGCGCTGGTGGACAAGGTGTCGGTGAATGTCCAACAGGAAGTTTTAGTGGTGGTGGAGGAGGATATGCGACTGGAACAGTCACTATACCTAACACTACATCAGGTTCTTCATATACCAATTTGATAGTAAAAACTGGTCAGGGTGGTCTAGTTGAAAAACCATCTTGTACTAGTACTCAAAATGGTTGGTATACTAGAACTGGGGCACCAGAAACCATTGGTATCAATGGTGTACGAAAATTACAAATTTTGTGGGAAGGGACTCTGGTATATGATGGAACATATGCACCAAATGAAGATGGTTATATAATTGTTGGAAATTACGCTTATACCTGGGGAACTTACAGATCCAATAGTGCTTATGGATGGAGAAATGATGATGCTTGTGGAACTGGTCCCAGTGGTGCTGGAGACCACTGTAATGGATTTGATGTAAAGAGATATGATTATTCACCAGCGACAAGAACTATATCAGTATTTGTAGGTGCTACTGGACAGGGATCTCCAACAGGTCTGTCTGGATATGGTGCTGGTCGTGGCGGTCAAAGATCTGAAATTACTTTCAATGGTCTTTCAGCTATCGTAGGTGGTGGCGGAGGCGCTGGTCAGAATGGACAAGGTGGCGGTGGTGGAGGCACTGGAGGCGGCGGTGCTGGAACAGGTCCAAACACTGGTCAAGTTAGTGGTACTTCTGGAAGATTTGGAGGCGGCGCTGGTGGCGGTTCTGGCACAAACCAAGGTAACCGTGGCGGCGGCGGTGGATCGGGATTTGCAGGCGGTGCTGGTGCTGGCGGAGATGGTAATGGTAACTGTACTGGTGGTGGTGGAGCAGGAGGATCAGGTTCTATCTCTCTAGCATATACCAGTGCTAGTGTAGGTAATACAGGAACTGCAGGTGGTGCTGCGCCTGTTCCTGCTTCATTACCTCCAGAGCACGTTAGTGGTCATGGTGGAGCTAGTCAAAATGGTCTAGCAGTCATTTCAATGACTGTTCCTGGGTCATTAGAAATTATTGGTACTGTTAGTGGAACATCAACAAATATTACTAGTCTTTCTAGTACAACTACATTGTCGGAACCATCTTTCTTGGTAGCATCTGGAGTTGACTATAATGTCACTATAAGACTTCGTGGTGGAACACCCCCAGGTAATGGTGGACAAGGATCTTATGTTCAGGGAACATTCACTGCAAAGGCAGGAAAGTCCTATAGACTTCATTACGACACCAGATATTCTGCTGTGTTCTATGGAACATCTGCGGTAGGTAATAACTGTATTATGCTTGCTGCAGAAGGTGGTTATGAAGGAACTCCATCCACCAGCACATATCCTTCACCCCATCCACCAAGACCATCAAATACTGCTGGTGGTAAAGCTGGATTGCCCAATGGTTCTATTGGTTCAAATTTAAATACTTCTTATGGGGGCACTGGTGGTTCCGTGAGCGGTTATAAGAGTGGTAATGGTGGAACAGGTGGAAACGCTGGCGGGGATCGAAATGCTGGCAGAGGAGGCGACGGTGCATTCTTCTCATCTGGAGCAGGCGGGTCAGGTGTTGATGGAAACGGTGGTGCTGGCGGTATGGGATACTACGGCGGCGGTGGCGGCGGCGGTGGATGGGATAATGATTACAATGAAGGTGGTTACTTTGGTGGTGGCGGTGGTGGCGGTGCATCTTATGTTGATGGTCTGCCAAGTCCTTCTCAGAATTCAAACAGTCCTGCTGAAGTAATTGTTTCCAATCCTTCTAATGGAAATGAATCAGGAGGAACACAAATCCAAATCATTAGCGTTGCAGAAGCATGATTGATGTGATATAATATCAAAGTACATTTGAGGAATTCATGGCAAAACGTCCTTCACTTACTGGTGGCAACGCTAACATCGAGTCAAAACCCAAAAAAACTCGCCAGGGAGATGGTCAGCATACTAAATATAGTGCAAGCTCCCGTAACGGAGCCCGTAAACGTTATCGCGGACAAGGAAGATGAGCGAAGAAACTCCAGCACCAAAGACCTATGGTTATGTCGTGGGACGTAGACCTGCGGATCAAGATCACCCAGATAAAAAAGAAGCAGAAAACCCTAGTGAGGAATGAACGGTATTGATTCACGAAACCTTAGAGTAATTAGACCCCCAAATCTTGGATGGTTAGAAAAAAAACTTTCTGACCATGAAATGCATTATTTGTGGGAGTGTATTGACAATCGTGGTAAATCTCACAAAAAAAATCTTGTAGGAAACATCCACGAAAGTAATGTTTTAGTTGATGAAGGTGAATGGTTTTATGATCACACACTTTTGCCACTGTGCCATCAGTACGAGTGTCAATTCCAACCCATGAAAACCGTTAAACACGGATTAGTTGATTTTTGGGTAAATTATCAAAAACAAAACGAATTTAATCCACTTCATGACCATAGTGGAATTTATAGTTTTGTAATCTGGATGAAAATTCCAACCAGACACTTTGTACAAAATCAAAACCCAATTTCATTTAACTCAAAGAGTCATAAAATTTCTTCATTTGAATTCTTGTATACTAATATTCTTGGTAGCACTCAGTCATTCCCATATCCTATGAATCCTGAACTTGAGGGTGTGATGGCATTTTTTCCATCAAAACTCTTACACCAAGTATATCCATTCTTTAATTGTGATGAAGATAGAATTTCTATTTCTGGCAATATTGAATGAAATCGCAAGTTAAAGAGCATATTAAAGAATGGATTGATAAAATTTCCGAAGTTCGTCCTGAATTAGGTAATTTTGCAATTTGCCCTTACTCTCACTCTGCTACATATGAGGTTGTGGAAGCGCCAATTGACGATATCATGCCTATTAAAGGGTGTGATGTCGTCATTTTTGTCGTTGAAGACTACCTTGATGCTGATGCTATCCAAATGTGGTGTGAAATTTACAACACAATCTACCCAGAATTCATATTTTTGGAAGATTGTGCTAATTATCACACTTTTCTTAATGGAATTCAGACAAATAATGGTAAGTACAACTTAATGTTGTGTCAATCAAAGGCAAAATTGCGTCAACATCGCGAAATTTTGGCAAAATCTGGATATTATGCACACTGGAATGATGCAATGATGCAAGAAATTCTTGGAAATGATTACGAAATTGTAAAAACTGCACAAAAAACCGATGGGAAACTCACCGACTGACAAAAGCAAAGACTTTATTAAGTCTGGGATGACTCTAATTACTCAAATTGAGTCTGATAGACTTCTTAAAAAATCACAAGAAAAGAAGAATGACAAAAATCGTGATAAATAATTGAAAAAACTACTATCAAATGGCGTTGAAACCATCAAGATCCTATAGGGACTTGAGTTATACATTTAAAATCAACCCGTTAAGAAAAGATCTCAACATTCTCAAGGATGAGAATGCAATTAAGAGGTCTCTTCTTAACTTATTTTCCTATAGGAAGGGCGAGAAATTTTTTAACTCGTCGTTTGGTAGTGGAATTCCTGATTTATTGTTTGAACCTTTTGATTTTGCCACCGCTGGTTCACTTAAAAATGAAGTGTCACTTTTAATTTCTCAATATGAACCTAGAGTTAACTTACTAGAAGTTATAGTGGATTTAAATGAAGCGGAATATACTTATGATGTGGAAATTGTTTATACTATTCCAGACACTTCGCCGCAATTATTCAGAACTACATTATCGTTAACTTCTTCATCAAAGATATAATCAATGGCATTCGCACAAGTTAGTTCTCTAGATTACGCTGATATCAGAGCTGCTCTGGTTGAATATTTGAGGCGTAATACCGATTTTACCGATTATGATTTTGAAGGATCAACCCTGTCATCAGTGGTTGATCTTTTGGCGTACAATACCTATTACACTGCCTTCAATACAACGATGGCAGCTAATGAAAATTTCTTATCATCAGCATCTCTAAGAGATAATATTGTAAGAATTGCGAAACAGTTAGGGTATACTGCAAAATCCAGAACTTCATCCACTGCTGTTGTAGAGTTAAAGGTTGATTTTAGTTCCGTTGCTGCAATTGACCAAAGATTGGTGCCAAGATTCCTTACATTGAAGAAGGGGAATTGTTTTATTGCATCAAATGTAGATGCCAGGGCAGAGACATTTCAATTTGCAGTTCTTGAGGATGTTGTAAGTCCTGTTGTTAATAATATTTGTCGTATCAGTAATAGGGACGATCAGCGCGATATAGACATCTTGGAGGGTGTTTACTTAACATTTTCATTCGTTGTAGACGACACGATTCCAAATCAAAAATTCATTATTCCAACTGGAAATATTGATACTGAGACAATTAGAGTATCGGTGAGAGAAAATGCAAATGCATCTAATAAAGAAATCTTTGAAAAAGTATCTAATATCTTAGATGTTTCTGCAAATGATCCTGTGTTCTTTGTTCAGGAAATTGATGACAGTAGATATGAGTTAATTTTTGGCGATGGCGTCCTTGGAAAGGCATTAAAGGATGGTCAAGTTATTGAAGTCTCATATTTAACAACATCTGGTCAAACTGGTAATGATATTAAAAACTTTGTATTTTCTGGAGAAATTTATGATGAAAATAATTCCCGTGTTATAACAGGAGTTAACGTTACAGTAAAAAGTGGTAGTACTGGTGGTGATGATATTGAGTCTGACGAGTTGGTTAGAGCAAATGCTCCTAAATTTTATGCTGCACAGAATAGAGCAGTTACATTAGAAGATTATAAGATTATCACACAAAGACTTTACTCTGCAATTGCAGATATTATCGTATATGGTGGTGAAACTGAAGAACCGCCCGAATATGGGCGTGTGAAGATTGCTATTAAACCAAAATATAGCGATATTTTGAGTAATTCGACAAAAAATGATATTTTATCAAAATTAAAGAAGTTTACAGTTGCATCTGTAACTCCTATCATTGTTGATCCCTCTGTTGTTGATGTTTTAGTATTATCTAAAATTTTCTATAACCAGACGGAAACAAATTTAACTCAAGAGCAACTTAGAAATTTAGTTATTGATAATTTGACTCAATATGATGAATCTGCAAATCTTAGTAAATTTGGTGGTGTTATTAGGAAGAGTAAAGTTGCTACAGTAGTTGATTCTGCACAGCAATCTATTACTGGAAACAATACTGAGTTTCGTCTTAGAAAAAAACTAGTTCCTGCACTTAGTACTAAAGCTCAGTATCTTCTGTGTTATGTAAATCCATTTGCAAAATTTTGCGATGGTACACCTACGATTACCAGTACTAAATTTAGAATTAGTGGGTATGATAATGTTGATGTATATCTTGAAGATACAGAGGATGGAGTTTTAAGAATATATACTATTGACCCAATTACTGCAAGTAAAGTAGTCCTGATTGATGATGTTGGCAATGTCAATTATGATGAAGGAAAGGTGCTCATTAATCAACTTCAAATTATCAGTGGTAGTGATACCGATAACAACATCTTCATTACTGCTGTTCCTAAAAATGATGATATCTTTGCAGTCCGTGAGGTTTATTTAAATCTTGCGTTATCAGATAGTACTTTCTCAATGTTCAAAGAAGTAGCGTAAAATGAATTTTAATAAGTTAACAATATCAGATTTAGTTGATCAACAACTACCAAGTTTCATTGTTGATGAGTTTCCTACTTTTGTAAAATTCTTTGAAGAGTATTATAAGTCATTAGAAGTATCTGGTGGTGTTCTGGATATTCAAAATAATTTCCTGGAATATTCTAATGTTGACAACCTGAGAAAGTTTAATCTAGTCAAAACTTATAAATTAGAATCTGCAATTGATGCTAGTGCTACTTCCATCGTCGTAGATAAAATTGATGGTCTCTCTACTGATGGTGGTGTTATTGGAATTGGTAGTGAGATTATTCAGTATGAATCTGTAAATATTTCAACAAGAACTCTTACTGGATGTAAGAGAGGGTTTACTGCGACTACAACATTTGATAATCAGAAGACTACGGTTCAGACTAGCACTGCTCAAAGTCATGCTGCTGATGCTGTTGTAACAAATTATTCAAATTTAATTCTCTTCTTTGTCCTAAAGAACTACGAAGAGCAATATCTTGCTGGATTCCCACATGAGAACATTTCTGATCAGATTGGCAAAGATACACTGATCAGAAATATCAAAGATTTTTATAGTTACAAAGGAACTGACCTTTCAGTAGAGTTTCTTTTTAGAGCATTATTTGACGAAGAAATTACTATTCGTTATCCAAAAGATAGAGTAATCAAAGCTTCATACTCTGATTTTACTGTCGATGATATTATTAAAGTTGAAGCAATTCAGGGAAATCCATATGATTTGGTCGGTGCTCAAGTTAGACAAACTGATGCCAGTGGTGTCATTCAAGCAACTGCTATTATTGATGATCTATTGATCAACAATATCTCAAACTATTCTTCTGGTTCTAAAAATATCTATGAAGTTAGATTGAATGTACTAGACTCACAACCATTTGATATCCCACAAGAATCTATTCTTAGAAGTGATATTTCTGCCACAGATACGGTAATTACTGTTGATAGTACTCTTAGTTTTCCAAAATCAAATGGTGTAATTGAGATTGATGGAGAGTTTATTACATATAGAACCAAAACCTTCAATCAGTTTATTGATTGTGGTAGAGGAGTATATGGATCTAACGCTGCAGCACATTTTATTAATCAAGAAGTTCGTACTACTGAGTATATTTTTGGATATGCTCCAGGTAAAACTGAAGTAGAAGATCAGATAAGAATGAAAGTTCTTGGAGTTCTCTCTGAAGTTGATATTGTAGATGGTTCCAATTATTTTGACGAGGGTGAAAGAATTACACTGTCTGAAGATGGTGCCTCAGATTCTAGACCACAGTTTACTAGTTGGAAACTAAATGAAGTTGGGAATCGTTCATCTAGTTCTGAGAATCAAATTAATGATTCAGTAAAAGACATTCCTACCGAAGTTTTTGCTATTTTTAAAGATTCAAAGTATGCTTATGTAACAAGTGCGGGACTTCCTGGACACCCAATTGGTGGTTTTATTGGAACTGGATTTGATATTAGAAATCAAAATATTCTTAAGTCATTTCCATTAGTTCAAGAAAAAAATACACAAATTCAAACCGTTGGAAGTAAACCCGTTGGTTTATTTGTCAATGGTGTTGAAGCATTTAGTCCTAAAGACTATGAGGAAGTTCTTTTCGGACCAATTGACAGTGTGAGTATTGCACAATCTGGTTTTGGATTTGATGAGAACATCCAACCAATTTTCAGAGTAAAAGATGCTACTGGAAACGGAGCTACTTTTAATGCAGATATTGTAGATGGCAGAGTCACAAATATTTCTGTAGTTAATGGTGGATCTGATTATACGTCAGATCATGAACTTGAAGTAACTTATGGTTTTAATGCAACAGCATCAATTACTCAAGATGCTCATCTCAAAAATGGTGAAATTAAAACCATTACAGTTGCTTCTGGTGGACAGGATTATGTTGCCACTCCAAACGTAGAAATTACTGATACCTCTGGGAGAGGTAAAGGTGCGTTTGCTATTGCCGAGGTAACAAATAATCAAGTTACTGGAATTATCGTTCTTAATGGCGGTACTGATTATACAGATAAAAGCACAATCCAAGTAAGAATTGTATCAAAAGGTTCTGGAGTTTTTGCTACTGCTAATGTCAAAAAATGGTCTTTTGATAGAGTATTTAAAACAAAATATGCTTTAGATGTCAATCAAAATTGGACTCCTGCAACACAAGTAAAATCTGATCTTGGAAATGGATACTTATATGCAAGTAGAAATGCTGCATATGGATTGCAATATGGATATCCACAAAATCCAAAGATTTTAAGAAGTCAATTAGCAGATAATGTTTTAGGTGTCAATGCTAACTATGGAGAGAAACCATCTGGATATGTTCATTCTCCTATTCTAGGTTGGGCGTATGATGGAAATCCAATTTATGGTCCATATGGTTATAGTAATCCTGTAGATGAGAATAGTTCGATTACTAGACAAACATCTTCATATGCCCTAAAATCTTCTGTTTCAGCAACCAGACCAAATACAACAAAATACCCCTTAGGTGCTTTTGTAAATGACTATGAGTTTGTCCAAGGTAATGGAACGTTAGATTTTAATAATGGTCGTTTTTGTAAAACACCAGAGTATCCTGATGGTAGATATTGTTATTTTCTAACAGTAAACAGTTTTGGATCAGGTGTTTATCCATATATTGTTGGCGAAAGTTTTCAATCAGTCCCCGCTGAAAATAATTATGATCTTGAATTTGATCAAAGTAATGATTCTAATATTCCCACAGGAGCAAGAAGAATCAGAACATCAAATACACCTTCCAAAGGATTTGATGCGTCTTTAGTAGTTGGAAGTGTTGAGAGGGGATCTGTAGATTCATTTACTGTAACGGAATCTGGAAATACTTTCAAAAATAACGATTTTTTATATGTTGATAACGCAGGTACAGAAGGATCTAGACTTTTTGGAAGAGTTTTTGAGGTCAATGGAAAAACTGTTCCTAGAATTTCATATCAAGTTGCTCCAGGGCAGTCTATACCTACCACAAACGGTATTCCGACAGCACCGTGGCCAATTGATGTTAGTGCCCCTCAATACATGGGCACAAGATTTGCAGTTACTGCAGAAACCTCAGAACCACACGGTCTCTCTGAGGATGATTTAGTAACTTTATCATTAGATTTAAATAGTGTCAATATTACCAAAAACTTCAAGGTAAGAGTCTCAGATTATCAGACAATTACATACAATAAACCATCAATCACAACATCTTTAGTGGCTGATGTTGCTTTTAATGCAACAAATTTAAATATTACTATTGTAGACGCTGCACTTTTTAGAGAAAACGATTATATTAAAATTAATGATGAGATTTTAAAAATTACAGCAATTGATACAAATTCTGGTCAACTTACGGTTGATAGAAATCAATTCTCAACTCCTCTGAGATTACATGCTACAACAAATACTGTAAGCTTACATATTCCAGATGATCAACCAGATTATAGAATTTCTGTTGGTGATGCAATTACTAGTCCAGGTGTTGCTGGTGTAGTTTATCAAATTGATAAAGTAAACTCAAAAATTGATGTGAGAGTAACGTCAGGAACTATTACAAATTCTATTAATATTACTGATACATCAACACCAACTGGTAGACAAATAGATATTGCTGATGTAACAGGAAAAAGTGTATATTGGGAAATTGATCCTACAGGAACAGGAAATTATTATGCGAGAGATCTTCAGTTTAGATTTATTAGAGGAAGTAAATATGTATTTGATCTTAGCGATGGATCTAACCTGAATCATAATCTGATTTTCTCTGAAGACTCTGCTAATGTTAATACATTGGCGAATGTTACATATGTTGGAACACCAGGAACTCCAGGTGCATCAGCAACTATTGAAAAACTAGCTCTGTTGGATACTAATGTATCAAGAGTATATTATTATGATGAAAAGAACGGAGTTCTTAATAATAAAAAATATTTTAGTGTTCTTTTACTTCCCGCAGGAACACAAAATGTCAAGATCGTAGATTCTACTAGGTTCCAATTTTTTGCTCCATTCCAACCAGAAGTAACTGAGTGGTTAAATTTAGTTTCATATAAAACTACATCATTGACATCAACTGGATCAATCTCAAGTATTTCTGTAATTGATGGTGGAGAGGGATATAAAAAACTTCCTAAAATTGAAGGAGTTACACATAGTTTACTAGATGATTTTAGAGGTGAATTGTCATTGGTTTCTGGATCGGTCTCTTCTATTACCGTATTAAACAGTGGATCTAGATATTCCGCATCAACTAAAATATTCATCAATACTACTACTGGATCTGGTGCAAAATTAACACCTGTCATTGTCAATGAAAGAATCATTTCAGTAACAGTAGATGATCCTGGGGATGGTTATGCAGAGACTGATACAATCACTGCTGTAGATACTGATGCAAAAATTTACGCTGAAGGTACTGACATTGGTAAAGTTAAGACCGTTAGATTTAGTAATAATGGTAGTCAATTTACTTCTGATAGAACTCTTAGTAAATCATTACTATTCAATAAAAAAGTTATTGTTAAGGGTTTAGGAAGCAACACTTATAAGTTAGCGGAAGTTGTAACAACAACTGGTGGATTTGAGGGTAAAGTTGAGGAAATTAAATTAATTGGAAATGAAATTTATTTGCTAAATCTTTTTGTTGTTAGAGGAGAGTTAAAAGCAGGTGATGTATTGAATGGTCAAATTAATCAGTATACATCTACAGTTGAATATGTAACTAATCCAGATATTGTCGGTCTAGTCAACGCTTATATTGGCAAAGTCGGTTTTTATGACTCCGATCTTGGTAAGATTAGTTCATCTTCTCAAAAAATTACTGATAGTAACTATTTCCAAGATTTCTCCTATGTTATCAGAAGTACGAGAAGTTTAAATGACTATAAGCAATATGTAGATGAAACTACTCATCCACTTGGATTTAAATTATTTGGTGAAGTTGCAGTTGAAAATGATGTAGATTTTGAAGATACTGTAACTGGAAACCCTTTTAGTATCGGTCTTGCTGACAATGCAAATGCAAATGAAGTTATCATTCAACTTCCAGATATCAATGTAGAATCTGATATTGTACTTAAAAAATATGAAGTCTCAACAATAAGAACTGCTAATATCAAAGCTTATGGGGGATCTGGCGCTGCTAGACTGAACTTCTTAGATAACCAAATTGAATCTACAAAGATGGCAGATATTTCTGCTGATTTTGATGGAGCTAGAGCAGTATTTTCATTGTCTACTAATGACGGGAACTTCCCAACAGATACTTCAAACACATCTGTTATGATTGCTTTGAATGAGATATTCCAAGAACCATATCAAACACAAAATATCACTGGCATTTCATATGACGCTGGTATGATGACTGTTACTACTGATGGTGACCATGGATTAGCAGTTACTGTTAGTGGAACGACTTATCCTGATCAAAAGTATGTTCATATTTCTGGTGTAGTAAATTCCATTGCTAATATTAATTTTAATGATAAATTTGAAATTTATGATGTTCCAACATCAAATAGTTTCAGAGCATTAATTAGTAATCCTAATGGAACTCTAACAAATCAACATCCAGATGTTTGTGCTGATGTTCAATCAACGATTGATAATTTAACAACAATTCTAACATATTATACTGCAAATCCATCTGCAACGCGACCCATTAGAAATATTGGTATTTGGACAGATCCCACCAAGGGACCAGTTAGTGCAAATAGACATAGAGATGGTGCTAACTTAATTAATGCTAATAAGTTTGAGATTATTGATAGAGCAAATGCTGAGATCTCTTTACAGCATCCTGATTTCTATTATCCCAATGATCCTCAGACTAACGGATACAGTAGATATAGAGATGCTTACCGTTTGATCATGACCAACCGCAAGGAATTGGTTGACAGAGGTGCCGCTCAGATCGCCGTAGACTATCCTGATTTTGTTTATCCAGGAGATCCTGCAACCGCGAGTGATTATCGCTTTAAGGACGCTTATAGACTCATCCAGCAGAACAGACAGGAGATTATTGATAACGCTTGGACAACCATGCAGGCAGGATCAAATACTGCTGATCCCGCAGTGGAGACCAAGTGTAAGCGTGACATTGGATTGTTCATTGATTATACATCACTAGATCTTGTCAACGGTGGTAATGAGTATGCTCGTAAGTTTGCTCTTCAGTATTTTGATGATCAGGGCAATCCTCTTACCAATGGTTTACTTGGTGAGGAATTAGCATCAAATGATGCTTTCAATGCTGCCAAGGACAACATGATCCTGGCATTCACAAATCAACTAACAGTTACCGATAGCACGATCACTCCTGATCCTGCTGGTGCTCCTCTGTGTGCTAACGTAACTTCTGCTATCACAACTCTTACAGGTATTGTCACTGCTGCTATCGCTGCAGGATCTACTGCTGGTCTTCCAACTGAAACGATTGGATCTGATAGAACTGGCGAGGCAAAGTGTAAGCGTGACATTGGACTCTTTATTGATGCCATGGCATTAGATGTCCACACTGGTGGTAACGTTTATGCTCGTAAGTTCCTCAAGCAATATTTTAATGCTACTGGAACATCACTTACTATTAATGGTCTTGATGGTGAAATTCTTCAGTCTGTCACTGCATTTGAGAAAGTTAGAGATTTAATGAAAGAAGCAGTTGTCAACCAGTTGCTTGAAAAAGATCTTACTATCACCTCTGCTAATGCAAACTATTGGGGTACTGCAGTAGGAACACCAACAAATGTCACTTATGATGCCGTAACAGGTGTTGCTCAAGTCACAGTTGCCAATCATGGTCTTAACAATGGAGATGATGTTGTACTTAAATCAAATAGTCTGACATTTACTTGCGGAATGGATGGTCATGTCGCAGAAAAGTCTTATCCAAGACTTGCTGATGGAAATCATGAGCAATCTTTAGCAGTTTCTAATGTAACTACAGATACTTTTGATATTACTGTAGGAGCAAGTCCAGAAAAGACTTTTACTATCACTGATGCTGATTATGATCCAGTATCTGGAGATGTTGAGTTAACTATCGGAAACCACTCTTTAAGAGCAGGCACAAGTGTTAAGATTGAACCAGAATCAATTACTTTTACATGTTCACAAGATAATGATGCTACCGAACATTCTTATCCTAAGTCTGACATTTTAACTGCAACTGTTGATAATGCTGTCTATAATCCCTCAGATGGAGTTCTTACTGTTACAGTAGAAGATCATGGTTGGGAGAATGGTGACTTCATTAAATTTGATGATGATTCTTTAGTATTTACATGTGCTAGAGATAACAATCAAACTGAACATGCTTATCCTCGCTCCACAGACCCCGTGAGTGGAAAGTGGATTCCAATTTATGATGTTTATTATGATTCATTCAAGGTAAAAATTGGAGTTTCTTCCGACACTTCGGCACATACATTTGTTCGCTCTGTTGATGATGGTTTGAAAAAGAAAAAAGATAAGACCTTTGATACTGCAGTTCCCATTGTAACAAAGACTGCAACTACAATTACAATCAATGTTGGTAGTTCTACTGATACTTCAGTTCATACATATGTTCCAAGACTTTATACAGTAACTGATGCAACCTATGATCCCACCACAGGAATTTTAGGTATTACATCAGCTAATCATGGATTTACCGCAGGAGATGGTATTATCATTGGGGATGGAAGTCTAACATTTAGTTGTTCAATGGATGGAAATACATCCAATAAAACATATCCAAGATCAACTGATCCTGCTTCTAATAAACGACTCAATGTTATTTCTGCAACCAATGATCAACTTACTGTAAACATTGGTGCATCACCATTGGTATCATTTACACCAACTGGTGCTGACTATAATCCTACAACAGGATTGATGGAATTGACCATTGGCAATCATAATTTGACTGCTGGAACGAGCATTAAGTTATTGCCAAATTCACTTGTATTTACATGTGATGAGGATAATAATCAAACAAACCACTCATACCCTCGTTCAACAGATCCATTCTATGACACTGCAATCAACATTGAATCAGTAACTGCAACCACGATCACAATTCAAGTTCTGAGCACTGTACCGTCTACTAACACAACCACTCATACATTTGTTTCCGCAACAACTGGAGCTGTCGTGTCTGGTGGAAATTATACTCATACATTTGTGAGTGCTACTAGTGATGCATTGAATCAAGCTGTGGTTATTTCAGGTAGTGAGTATTCACACATTTTCATTAGAGCAGCAAATGAAGCAATCGTAAGACCTGTTGTTAATTCTCCTGTTGCAAATAACAGCAGTGGGGCATGTGCAGATGTTCAGAGTAACATTGACAACGTTGTCGGTATTGTAACCACATATCTCAATCAGGGATCTCTGGTAACACCATTGGCACTCCCAATTGAATCTATGCGTGTTCCTTCCTTCGGAGAAGGTAAGTGTAAGCGAGATCTTGGAATTATTGTTGATGCAATTATTGCTGATCTGAGATCTGGCGGTAACTCTAATATTCTTGATGCAACAGAGCGTTATATTGACGGAACTTCTCTGCTTACAAATGGTATTGCAGGTGAACTCGTAGAATCTACAACCGCGTTTAATAAAGCGCGTGATATGGCAAAACTTGCCATTGCGAACCAGTTGTATAATAAAGACTTCACTATCTTACCTGATTTCCTTACAACATCAGGCACTCTTGATTCCGCCGATGTTACTAATGCTCTTTATACAGAAGGTCAATATGAATATGATAATTCTAGCGTAACATTCTACGAAAAACCAAAAACAGGAACTACATTCTATTCAACATTTTTCAAATTTATTGATGGTGCTGATGATGCAAGATATTCCTATAAAATCAAAGATATTCTCTTTGATGGTACAACCAAAACATATGATCTTTTTAAGAAAAATGGGACAAATGTTGTAACTGAAGCAGACGAAAATCTATTGATATTTGTTGATGGTGTCATGCAAATTTATGGCGAATCTTACACAATTAATAGATCAGTAAATCCAAATCAAATTGTATTTAATGAGGCATTTGAGAGAGAAAGACATTTCTTCGGTTATACTTTTAGCAAATATAAAATTTTAAATAACTTCTCACATCTTTTAGATGGTAGTAGAAAATCCTTTGAATTGCAGTTTGGTGATGATAATATTATTCCTCCTGATGTACATCAAATTTTAGTATTGCTTGATGGTGTTCCTCAGTCAGAAGGAGTTTCATATAATATTACTGATAACGTCCTTACTTTTACTGAAGCACCTCAAGTAGGAAAGAATTGTCATTGTCTCTATTTCTATGGGAAGACATTTGACAAAACAATTTCTATCTGGAATGGCAATGTATTTGAGAATCTTGAATACATTGGACGTAATAGTCCAGACGGATGTCGTTATCTTAATAAGGTAGCAAATACAGGTGATATTATTCAACCAGGGGATCTTATCAAGATTGATGGTGAAACACCAAAAGAAATTATCAGGATTGATGAGAAGGCACTTGAAAATACTGACAATTTGCTTTACACCGCATTTGTATATACTGATAACGAATATATTCGTGGTAAAAATGCTGTTGCTAATGCAGTTGTAACTGGTGTAACTGTGTCTGGCGGCAACACTGTTGGTATTGAAGATACTGTGGGTATTAGTGATACTATGGCTATTCCTCCAGTATTTGATTATCGGGTCACTGGTGTTAACATTACAAACGCTGGTCTTGAGTATGATGTTGCTCCAGAAGTTTTGTTTAAGGTTACCTGTGATAATCCTGGAACGGGTGCTGAAGCATATGCTGAAATTACTAACGGCAAAGTAACTAATGTTGTAATTACAAATCCTGGATCTGGTTATACTTCTGCTCCTGAATTGATTTTTGCCAAAAAGTATGAAATTATCAGACCACATACACCATTGTTCTTCAAAAAAGATATTGTTGTTGACTATACTGCTGAAGGTGGTAACGCTGGTCTTGGATTCGGTGTAGTTGATGAGAGTGAAGTTGAAGATATCATGCCGATTGTTATTTCTCAGATTTCCACAGAAAGAACTACTCATGTTCAAACTCAACTTCATAATGCAGACAGAACTAATGAACCTGGACTTGCACACAACTTGAATACATTTGATCAAATTAAGTTCCAGTTTGAACCACAAGAACTTAATGATCCTCTTGCAAATTACCTTGGAACTGGAGTCACAATTGAGCATATGACTCGTTATGCTCCAAATATTACGATTGGAGACTTTACTACGCACGCAGGTGTTGCATACGGTTCCACTGGTGGTGTTATCATTAACATTCCAACAGATGCCTATGTTTCATACGGTCTCACACTCAATGGTGCTATCAATGACACAGTTACTACCGTTACAGTAACTGGTGATGTTTCTAACCTCCCACCTGCAGGATATTTGGAATTTGGTGATGAAATTATGGAATATACATCAATCTCTGGTCAAGACTTCACAGTTGTCAGAGGTTCTAAGTCTACAACAGCAACTGCACACGCAGATGGTGATTATTTAAGACTCGCTTGGCGAGGGTGATAAATATAAATAACACAAGGAAAACCGTAAACCACTTATAGAAATGCCAGCTTTAATTTCTGAACAATTTAGGATTCATAATGCTCAACAGTTTGAGGAAGCATTTTCTGAGACGGCTGCCACTAATATGTACTTCTTCATGGGTAGACCCCAAACTTGGGACACCGCTGCTGTAGCTGGCGCTCTCTCATATGTTGGTCAACCTGCAGGTAGTCAGCATAGTGGATCATATCTTGCTGCTCCAAACGAAAACAATCCTCCCACTCCAATTGATAGCTTCAACTACGAGAAGGAAATCTTTGATGACATGATTTCTCTCAAGAGAATTCAATCATCAGATGTAAGATTAGTAATTCCAAGACACAATTGGACATCTGGAGTCACATACTCCATGTATCGTTCCAACTACAGTGCTGATTTCAAAGCAAATTCAGCAGGAGAAAATGCTCCTCATCTGTATAGCGGCAAATATTATGTTGTAAGTGATTACAAGGTTTATAAGTGTATCTACAACGGTTCTTCTCCTGCCAACCCCAACGGAACTGCTTCTACAGTTGCACCTAGTGGAACTGGAACAACCATCTTTAGCACTGCGGATGGTTATAGATGGAAGTTCCTTTATAGCATTGGTACAGATGATGTAATCAAGTTCTTTACTACTTCTTACATTCCTGTTCCTGCTGCATGGGGCGTGGGATCCGCTGGCGATCCTACTAATGGTGTTGATGTAAAAGCAGCAGCAGTTGATGGTGCTATTGACACCGTAATTATTAATAATGGTGGTACTGGATACACTGACAATAATGTCACTGGATACACTAACGTTCCCATTCGTGGAGATTGGGCAAAAAATGGTGGAACTCAAGCACTTGCCACAGTCAAAGTTACTAGTGGTGCTGTCAGTGAGGTAACAGTCACAACTCCTGGTTCTGGATATACTTACGGTTATATCAATGTCAATGCCACTGAAATTTCTGGTATTGGTGCTCCTGGAACTGCTGCTGTTCTAGAAGTAGTCGTTCCTCCTTCAGGTGGACATGGATATAACATCAATAAAGAACTTGGCACTAAGCGTGTCATGATTAACTCCAGAGTTCAGTATGATGAGAACCTTGAGTTCCCAGTTGACACTGATTTCAGAAGAATTGGTGTTCTTCGCGATCCAGAACAAACAGGCGGTGGACTTGCAACAGCTTCTACATATAATGCCCTTGTAGCAGTTAAATTTCCTTCAGCAACAGTTGCATCATTCAATATTGATGAAATTGTAACTCAAGCAACTACAAATGCCAAAGGCAAAGTTGTCTCATGGGATTCAAGCACCAAGATTTTGAAACTCTATCAGAGTTCTTATGAGCACATTATTGATGGTGATACCAAAGGAGATCTTCCTGCCTTCTCAGGCGGTAATGCAATTACAGGTGCAGATTCTGGATCAGTTGAGACTCCAGAAACGACTTATAGTCTTACAACTTCTAATCTAACTTTCACTAACGGTTACGCTGATACTGAAATTAAGAAGTATACTGGTGATATCATTTATGTTGAAAACAGAAGAACAGTTTCTCGTTCAATTGATCAGATTGAAGACGTAAAATTGGTCGTAGAATTCTGATATATATCATATAAGATCAAAACAACATTCTAGTCTAGTAATATGCCCCAGAGTACTAACTTAAATAAAGCTCCTTATTTTGACGATTTTGATCCAGACAGTAATTTTTATAGAGTTCTCTTCAGACCTGGATATTCTATCCAATCTAGAGAACTCACTACGCTGCAATCAATTTTACAGAATCAAGTAGAAAGTCTTGCTAAGTCAAATTTCAAGCAAGGTTCTATTGTAGTACCTGGGGAACTTATTGTAGACAGGCAATATAATTATGTAAAGGTTAGTTCTTTTACGAACAATTTGTTAATTACCGATTACATCGGTAAAAAGATGACTGGCAATAGTTCTGGTATTGTCGCTACTGTTGTTAATGCTACTGAATCAACAACAACTGATAGTGCAACGTTATTCGTCAAGTACGAAAGTTCTGGAACAACTAATACTGCATTAACTTTTTCAGAAGGAGAGACAATTACTGCTAGTTCTCCTGGAGCTCCCACAGCAATTGTTGGAGTTAGTGGAAATGTGAAACCAACTACCTCCGATGCGATGGGGTTTGGTACGGCAGTTACTGTAAACGAAGGTATATATTTTATTAATGGGTCTTTAGTTAAGACCGATTCGCAGACAATTATTCTCGAAAAATATAATAATACTCCAACTTATAAAGTTGGTTTCATTGTATCTGAACAACTGACAACTCCAGAGGAAGATCTTTCCCTTCTGGACAATGCACAGGGATATTCTAACTTTGCTGCTCCTGGAGCACATAGACTCAAGATTGGACTTACATTAGTTTCAAGACCAATTGATGCACCTGATCAAAGAGATTTTGTGCAATTACTCCAAATTAAGAATGGTATTTCTACTGCAACTGTAGAAGTATCTAATACCAATGGTCTTATTGAAGATATTCTTGCAAGAAGAACATTTGATGAGTCTGGTGATTATGTAGTAAGAGAATTTTTACTCAGTCTCAAAGAAAGTCTCGCAAGTATTAATAATAATGGTGTATATACTGCCACTCAAGGAGGTTCTGCTGATAAATTCGTAGCAGTTATTGAACCAGGCAAGGCATATGTCAAAGGATATGAGATTGAAACAACCTCAACTCGATATATTCAAATTGATAAAGCTAGAGATACACAAACACAAGAAAATAATTCAATTAGTGCATCAGAGGGATCTAATTATACAGTAAAGAATTTACTTTCATTCCCCGATGTTGAAAGTAGATCAGAAAATGTTACTGGGTTGGGTCTTGTTAGTACAAATGCAAATCAAGAGGTAATCTTATATGACAGATATACAGATACTGAATTTGGTGATACCGCAAAAAATCTTGATTCTACTCCACCAGAAACTGATAAGTATTTTATTTTCACACTTTCAAGTCTCTCCTCAACTACAAACCCAGTAACTGCTGGTGGCGGCACCACGACATGGAGCTTTTCAGGTCAATCTGGCGATGTTTTTGCTTATCACATTAACGAATCACAGAACAAATCTGTTGTAGTATGTAAACGCACTAGTGGTACTGGCGCATTTACTATTGGTGGGAGTATCTCGGTGGGTTCAGTCACAGGAACTGTGATGTCGGCAGAATTAGTCACAACTCCTAAGATTGGCATTGGTAAAACGAGATCTTTTACATATCTTAGTGGAAATTCAACAAACGGTGCATATGATAAAGATTGTTTGTTTAGACATGGTTTATTTGGTTTAGAATATTTTGTAAGAATTAAATGTAAGGATCCTCTAAATTTCTCCACAGGTAAATTTATCACTGGACAAACTAGTGGTGCTAGAGGTATTGTAGAGGATACTGTTCCAGATTCTAGAGAATTAATTCTTTCTAGAGTTCTTGGAGAGTTTGTAGAAGGAGAAACCCTTGTATCTGAACAAGATGGTGCATCAACTCCTTTCAACTTCATTGAAACAGAAGGAACTATTTCAGAATTTAAAATTAAAAATTTTGGAACAACATACGCTAACAATGCCGATATTACTGCCATTAACATTGGCGGCGTAAATCAACTTACTGCAATTGGCACATCAAATATTACTGTAACAAATAACGAACTCAAAGGTATTACACTTGAAGATGATGCGCGAGAGACAATTGGTAAATTCAATACAGCTCCTGAAATTGAGATTGTTGCAACAGCAGGTTCTGGAGCTGTAGTTACTCCTGTAATGAACTATAAAAATATAGTATCTTATAATTCATCTTTTGTTAAAAGTTTCTATGGGACTACTACAGGTAACGCTTTTGCTGGTGACATTGCTTCAGTAGAATCATCATTTGCTGTTGCAGGTGGAGCAACTTTCAGTGCTACTGAAGGCGATTATTTCATTACTGCAGATAACCTTGGAACGAGACCAGATCTTGATTTAGTTAATGGTGATATTATTTCTGTTATTGATAATGCTGGACGCAATAGAAAATATATTGTCAAATTTGCGTGTATTGACGGAACTGCTACCACATCAAGAATTTTTGTATATGGTGAAGTATTATCTACTTTCACTACCAAGAGTATTCAAAGGAAGCGTTCTAAGTTGTCTGGAGTCGCCTCTAATACACTTTTATATCCACTCCCCAATAAAAACGTTAAGACTCAGGTCTTAGACCCCAATAACACCGATATTAATTATACTGTAGCCAGAGAATTTTTAGGTAATTTTGACTCCAACTCCTTAGCGACTGTAAGTGTTGGAACTAATGAGCAGTTCCTCGGATATTCTGCTGGTGATTATGTTATGTCTAATCCAACCAGCGGAAATCTTCTTGATATTTCTGGAAAGGTTACAGTAGGTGCTAATGGTTCAAGCATTAACATTGATATGAGTAGTTTTACTGGGTTTGCAAATACACCATTTAAACTTATTGCTCCTGTAAGAAAAACTGACACTTCACCAAAAACTAAAGTTCTCAAATCTGATGTGGAGTCAAGTATTGCAACTGGATTTAATGATCCTGTAATCCCTCTTGAGTATGCTGATGGTTATCAACTGAAAGCAGTTTATATGTCATCAACAACACAACCTGCAACTAATACTGATGTTGAGATTACTGACAGATTTACATTTGATGGTGGTCAGAGAGATACTCATTATGACCTCGCTAGACTTATCTTAAAACCAGGCGAAATTGCACCAACAAATCAACTATTAGTTGTTTATGATTATTTTGATCATATTGGTGGTGTCGGTACTGGTAATTCTGGTAGTGGTTATTTTACTGTTGACTCTTATACTGGAATTGATTATGCGGACATTCCTGATTTTGATTCCTCAGTATATGGAAAAATTTCTCTAAGAGATGTTGTTGATTTCAGACCAAGAGTATCTGATTTTACTGGTGTTGGTACAGCAACAGTTCTTCCTGGATATAGTGATGCGCGAACGATTGATGCCCTGAAATTTAATGGGGCAGGATCATCTTCTGCACCTCTACCTATTTCTGGAACTGCATTTGAATCTAGTTATGAATTCTATTTGAATAGAATTGATTCAATTTATATTTCTAAATCTGGTAACTTTGTTGTTGCTAAGGGAACTCCTTCTCTTAATCCACAAGTTCCAGAAGAAATTTCTGATGGAATTTTGTTGTATCATGTAAATATTCCAGCATATACTTATAAGTTATCTGATATTACTACCAAGACTTTTGATAATCGTCGCTTTACAATGCGCGATATCGGTAAACTTGAGAAGAGAATTGAAAAACTTGAATATTATACTGTACTGAGTCTCCTTGAGCAGGATACATTCAACACCCAGGTCAGAGATGAATTTGGAAATGATAGATTTAAAAATGGTATTCTTGTAGATAATTTTGAAGGTCATGGAGTAGGAAATACTTCTTCTATAGACTATAAGTGTTCCATTGACACACAAACTGGTGTTCTTAGACCAAGTTTTGCTTCTTCTCAAACTAAACTTGAAGAGAGTAATATCACTGATCCACAAAGAACCGCAAGTGGATATATTAAGAGTGGTGATTTAATTACACTTCCATTTACTGAGCAGAGCACTGTAGAAAATAAGTATTCAACAAAAACTATCACCCTGAATAAAGGTAAGACATCCAAGTATTCTGGGATGATGACGTTAGATCCTGATATTGATGAATGGAAAGATACTACATCATCTCCTGAATTAATTGTCAATGAAAATTCAGTATTTGATGTTATTAAAAATGATAATAATGTTTGGGGTAGTCTTTGGAATGAATGGCAAATTTCTTGGACTGGAACTCCAACATATACACTGAATAATTCTACTAATACTACTAGTTCACAATTTGCTGGTGATCCTAATTTAGTAATTAAAGGAAAAACTAGAACTAGAAGTAGAAATGGCACACAAAACAGACTGACACCTTATGGTGCATCTTCTGCAGACAAAGGTCAAAGAGTTGTTTCTAAACCATATGTTCCTTACATTAGAACTAGACTTGTAAAATTTGTTGCAAAAGGTCTTGAACCAGATACTCAACTTTATGCTTTCTTTGATGGCATTAGTGTTTCTTCGTGGGTTAATCCAGATGATGTTACTAGCACGACCACTCCATTTACTGGAAAGGCTGGTTATGCTGAGAAAGGTTTTGGTGAAAAAATTGTTACAGATAGCAAGGGTAATATCAGTGGTTTCTTCTTGATTCCAAACGGATTTGCACCCAGAAAAGGAAGGAAGACTTTAGATCTTGTCAATTCTCCCAATTCATTCTATGATAATGCTAGTACTAAGAGATCTTTTGTTGCTGGTACTAAATCATTAAGATTAAGTTCTAGTTCTACCAACTCTAGTAATTCTAGTGATGTAGTTACGTTTGCCGAAGCAGTATATACTGTAAGTGGTCTTCCTGATACATCTACTACATCAATTCAATCTACAAGGGTCCCCTATATCAACAGAAGATCTACCACAAACTCCGACACAGTTCAATATATCGGAAGTTCTTTGGTTAATGTAAATCAAACTGGTTTATTGGATCCTGTCGCACAAACCTTTAGAGTTTCTGGGTTTGATGGTGGAATGTTTGCATCGAGTGTAGATCTATACTTCAAAACTAAGCAAACTCCTTCAGATACAGATACTGATAGACCAGTAACAGTTTATTTGGTTGATACTAATGGTGGATTGCCAACTAGAAATGTAGTTCCACTTAGTGAATCCACACTTGAATCTGATACTCAACTTAGAATCAAGATCAATACAAATGTTCCATCTGGTGAAACTATCAGCAAAGGAGAAACTATTAAAGGGACAACATCAGGAGCATCAGGAACAGTTAAAGCAGATTTGACAGTTACTACAACTGATACTAGGTATAATTTAATTCTTTCAAATCATAATGGAAAAGAATTTATCCCAGGAGAAGCGTTTACTGTAGATAGAGCTCCTGCTATTTCTACAACAACATTTAATATCGATGAAGATTCTGGTGTTGTTGATAGAATTAAAGTAACATCATTTGGATCTGGTTATGACAGTACCACAACATCAGTCAATGTTTTTGGCGAGAATGGCGGAACATTTGGCGAAAATTCCACTGCTACTGCCAAAATTTATAATGGAAAAATTTATGAAGTTGAACTGACAAATAGAGGTTCAAATTACTATACCGCTCCTAATGTCACTATCAATGGTGGTGACGGACAAGCAACGGCAACAGCATTTATCAGGATGACTAATCCTGCTGTTAGAATGGGAATTTCAACCTCGTCTGATGGCAACACAAAGACTAGATTTAAGTTCCCATCACCAGTGTACCTCCAAAATGATTTAACATATGCATTTGTAGTTACATCTTCATCACCTGATTATGAAATTTACAGTGCTAAGATTGGAGACAAACTTACTGGAAGTTCTGTTATTGCATCTGCCCAATCTAATGTAGGGTCTTTATTCAAATCCCAAAATTCCACAGCATGGTCTGAAGATTCTGCAGAAGCAATTAAATTTAATGTGAATAGATGTTTATTTGAGACTAACTCAACTGCATCAATTGAATTTAAAAATGAAGACCTTGATTTTGCGGACCTTCCAGATAATCCAATCACTGTAGATAATACCGATGGTTCTTCTGCACTCTTTGGAACAAATCAAAAAGTTCTTAGAATCAATCATCCTAACCATGGGATGAAGGAAGGTGATTTTGTCATTATTAAAAATGTTTCGGGGTCTGGAGCAAATAATTCAATTTATGGAATTCCAGTTACATTGATTAATGGTTTCCACTCCGTTCAAAATGTTGGTCTTGATGATTATTGTATCATGATTGATAGTACATTATGGAATGCCGAGAATGTAAACATGACTGGTAGTGGATCTGGTGGTGGTTCTAATGTTATCGCCACAACCAATAAGTTATATCAAATTGCAACACCACAGGTTGCAATGTTAACGTTCCCATCATCAGAGGTATCGCAAAATATTAAGACTGCATATGGTAGACCAATTGATTTCCCAGAAACGGAAGATGCTAACGAATATGAAATTTCTCCTACATTTAATGTAAGTCCAAATGATAACTACTACTTTGAAGAATCTAGAATTATTGCTTCATCTGTAAACGAAGTCTATCGCAATCAAGCTTCGTTGTTGAATGGTAATAAGTCTGTTACATATACTATTTCAATGAGCACAGACCAAGATAATCTTTCTCCTGTTCTTGATGTCAATCGTTGCAACTTGATTACAGCGGCAACAAGAATGGATAATCCAACAGGTGATGAAGATAGATTTGGTGCTATTTCTCAGACACTTACTGTTCCACAGTCATCTGATTTTACTGTAAGTTCAGTTTCTCCAGATATTGTTAGTGCCTCTAAATTTACTATTGAGAACGTAACTGGAGGAACATTTACCAACACTATTGATAGTGCTAGTAGACTGACTCAAGCAACATCTGGTGCTTCTGGTCAAATTGTAGCAGTTGGAGCAGATACTTTAGAATTGATTGATATTACTGGAACTTTTGCACCAGGCAATCCTGTTGCACAAGGTGGCACGACTGCAACTTTGACTAATGTTATTACTAAGAGTGGTATTGTAATTGGTTGGGATTCTGGTACTGGAAAATTAAAGGTCAAACTTATTACTTCAAATTTATTTGAAGTTGGTGATAAAATTGATGATAGCAACTCAGGAACATCTCCTGTCACTGACAGACAAATTACTGAAGTGTCTAAGACAAAAGGATTCTTGTTTGTTGATGATACTACATTCAACAGTTCTACTGCATCTAAATATCTCACGAAGGAGGTAACTCTTGATAGTCCAGCAACAGCATTAGATTGTAAGATTACATCTAATCTGTTCAATAA